AAGCAGCTTACCAGGGGATGTCCTTACACCCCAACCATTCTCCATTTCAGGAGAAGGACCTATCTTCTAGATAGGACTATGCCGATAACACGATCCTAGTTACTTTCACAAGTAACAAAGCCCGTTTCACGGAAATAGCCGTTCCAGATGCAGGTTACCCTTATACTAAGGGCTCTTAGAAAACAAGTTGTAAAATCAAAAAACTGTTTTCTTAAAAGTTGTTATAGTTTTTACGCTATACAGCATCCATCCATCATCATCAGTAGCAACCCCCCGGCACACGTCCGGGTCAATTACTGACAAGTCTGCATCACTAAGATGTTTATTATCATCGAGATCAGTTATCAAACCAGTCTCGAACTTTTGATGAATAGAATACGGAGGTAATATTTCGTCGCCCTTGAACGGGTCAGAAATTGAATTTTTCGTAAGCGAATAGGTTTTAAAACCTGTCACTTCCCAGCCGGACCGGCGGGCACTGCGGTTACTTATCGGAGTCCAGCTACCTATCAGGTGGCCGTCTCCGTAACCGTTAGGTCCCCATAAGATCTGATCTTTTGGAAACAGTGTCACAATCTTATCATAAATTTTGCTTGCCATATCTAAATGGCCAGCGCGAATCATGAAATTGTAAAAAGAAAACAGTGTACGTGGACTTACTTTCGTTTTATGAAAGAAAGGACGTACATTATAACCAAAAAAGTAATCACAACCGCAACTCTCTCTAAAGTAGCCACGAATAGAAGTTTTCTCATTATTAATAGAGAATCCTAAATATTCGACGGTCTCTTTATACAAGAGATAGCATTTTGCGGGGCAGATAATATCATCCCCGTAAACGCTGTGATTATAAATAGACGGCTTTACTTTCAAGGTTTTCATTGATCCATGGAGAACACCCCAAAAAATCAAGGATTCAAGCTCGAAGGTGAAGCCATTCCCCATTGACGAGAACTTTTGTAGTTGTATTACACTACCGTCATCCATCAATACAATAGGAGAACGTAACTCATCTAACCGACTTACCCATTCATAGGGTAGCATCGACCAGACGCATTCTCTTGACATAGTGTCAGAGGCACGCGTTTTATCAACCGTAACGACAACTTGATCGTTACACCAACGGTTTTCACGATCATAACTCGCATATTCTGCGCATTTCTGATTGTGAGATTGATCAAATAAATTACATCCATCAAGGAGTAAAGCAGTACGAATTGCACGACCCATTATTCTTTGGGCGGCCCCCGCAAGAGACGGTTCTACAACCATCCCTCTATGCTCTTTCCAATTTTTTGGCACCTCGTCATATTCAGCCGCAACGATATTAACCGGTACGTTAAAACTATCAGGATCGATACCTGTATCA